CCCCCCATATAAAAGTACTCCAAAATTTTTTGTTTGTGTTACATTCGCTTATATGCACAACTCAATCGCTGCCGATCAGTTGCTGCGTGAACTCGCCATATCTATCGCAAGGAATAGCGTAGGAGCCATGCGGCCTCTCGCAGAAGTCCTCGCGGCTGAAGGCCTCACACAGACTGAATACGATGCAATTGCTGTGAACCCCATGTTCCAGCGGTATGTTGACGCCTTCTCAAAAGAGTTTCGAGAGAACGGGTATTCGCTACAAGCGAAAGCTCGGATCTTGGTCGAGGATTTGATGGCGTCGCTTTATCATGATGTTAAAGACAAGGACCTGCCGCTAGCCGCTAGGGCCAAAGTATTCGACACAATGGTCAGTATTGCTGATGCAATACCCAAAACCAACCAAAATGTGGTCGCTGGACCCGGTTTTTCGATCACCTTTAACCTAAACGGCGGGGCGCAGACCATCGCAAAAGGGGTTACAGAGGTCGAAGATGTAGTGGAAATAGCCACTGAAAAGCTCGAAAGCGCTGAAAATACAGTCGATTTTCACGTCCCAACAACGTTTGCAGAGCCAGACGACTATGAATACGCAGGGGACGATCACATATGAGCATCAGTTACACACCATCCAAGACGCTAGAGCCGTTCCTAACATGTGATGCGTTTGTGTCCCTGATCTCTGGGCCGGTTGGCTCGGGCAAGTCCTCGGCTGCCATGCTAAAGATAGCGTATCACGCGGCTAAGATGCGCCGGGGGACGGATGGGAAGCGAAGATCTCGGGCGGTTATCGTGCGCAACACGAACCAGATGCTTACTGACGCAACAATCCCGACGTTCATGACTTGGTTTCCCGAGGGCCCAGCGGGCACGTTCGCTAGAACAGATAAGCGGTTCTTTTTGCGCTTCGACGATGTCGAGTGCGAGGTGCTATTCCGGGGGTTGGACGACGCCAACGACGTTCGCCGTCTATTATCTTTAGAGTGTTCGTTTGGTATTCTTGATGAGTACCGCGAAATTCACCCAGACATCTTTAACGCGCTCCAAGGTCGTGTGGGCCGGTATCCATCAGTTGCCAACGGCGGGTGTGTGGATGACAGCGGGGAGCCCAACCACCACATCTGGGGAGCGACCAACGCGCCGGACGCCGACACGTTCTGGGAAGAGTACATGACGAATCCGCCAAGCACGGCGAAGATTTTTATGCAGCCCTCAGCATTATCGGACGAGGCAGACTGGAAAGAGAATCTAGTTAGGGGCTACTACGAGACCCTTGCCGAGGGGAAATCCGAGGACTGGATCGACGTCTATATAAATAACCAGTTTGGTAGGTCCCTGTCGGGGACCCCGGTATACCAGAGAACGTTCACCCAAGAGTTCCACGTAGCGTCCGAAGAGATAAGGCCGATAGCTAACTCAGACTACCCAGTCACGATAGGACTAGACTTTGGTCGCACACCGGCAGCCGTCTTCATGCAGCGGGACCCGCGCGGTCGCGTACTGGTGCTTTCGGAAATTACGTCCGAGAATATGGGAATCGAGACGTTCATTACGACGAAGCTGAATCCGCACATCGCGAACACGTATCCGGGGTATCAGTTTGTGGTGGCGCCGGACCCAGCAGGGTTTATGAAACAGCAGCTAAACGAGATGACCCTCGTGGACGCCTTGAAGGACGCGGGCTTTAAGTGTGTGAAGCCGCCGACCAACGACCCAGCTAAACGCATCGCGGCTGTGGAAAGGCTGCTAAACCAACAAATCGAGGGCAAAGCGATGTTCCTCGTGGATCCACGCTGTACCAATCTTATCAAAGGTTTTAGGTCTGGGTACAGATATAAGGTAAAAAGAAATGGCGAGTTGGAAGATAAACCGGATAAAAACGACTCTAGCCATGTCCACGACGCACTTCAGTATGGCTCAGCTGTTATCGACATGAATATACGGGGGTTTGGCCTGCAAGCAGAGCGACGAGATGTTAAACGCGTTAAATACGCATACACTTGATAAAATTCCCGCTGGGGGTACAATCTAGGTAATATCTAAGGATACATTTATGGCAACGAGCGGCATCGCACTATTTCCTGTTGTAACAGCTTCTCAGCTTGACGCGCAAGCTGAGGCTAAAAAGCGCAGTGACGAGATGCAACAGCAAACAGTCATCCAAGGACTGGCGGCGCACGTACGATCTCGCTGGGACAACGCTCGGACTGCCAAACGCGACCTTGAAGAGCGCATGCTAGAAAACTTGCGCCAGCGCAATGGTGAGTACGATCCGGACAAGCAGGCGGAAATTAGAGCGCAAGGCGGCTCTGACATCTATATTAATTTAACGTCTGTTAAATGCCGTGCGGCTACAAGTTGGCTACGCGACACCTTACTGGGCTCTGGTGCTGATAAGCCTTGGAGCATTGAGGGCACGCCAAACCCAGACATGCCGCCCGAGCTTTTGCAAGATCTACAAGCTAACTTGGCTCAACAGATCATGACGCATTTTGAGCAAGGCGGCGTGCAGCCCTCTCAAGAAGAGCTACGCAAAATCGCACAGTCCATGAAGGATCAAGCCTTCGAGGAGATGAAACAAGAATCGCGCGATCGCGTTTCGCGTATGGAGCGTAAGATGGAAGACCAGTTAGCCGAAGGCGGCTGGTACAAAGCGTTCAACGAATTCCTTGACGATATTGTTACGTTCCCGTACGCCGTCTTGAAAGGTCCGGTTAAGCGCCGCCGCAAGACTCTCGCTTGGGAGAACGGCAAGCTGGTGCCGACACAAGCTATTCGTAACGAGTGGGAACGCGTTGATCCGTTTATGTTGTATTGGGCTCCTTGGGCTTGGGACATTAACGACGGCTACGTTATCGAGCGACACCGCCTGACTGCGGAAGGGCTGCAAGCGCTTATTGATGTTCCCGGCTACAACAACGATGCTATTCGTACAGTGCTGAACGAGTTTGACACTTCTGGCATGAAAGAGTGGTTGTGGACTGACGCCTCTAAAGCAGACGCAGAAGGTAAAAACGACACCGAGGCTGTCATCTCTGGCGATCTAATCGACGCCATTCAGCTGTGGGACTCTGTTAAAGGTAGCCTGCTTATTGAGTGGGGCTTGACCGAAAAAGAGATTCCTGACCCTGCCCTTAACTATCCGTGTGAGGTGTGGCTAATTGGCGGCACTGTTATTCGTGCCGTCCTAAACTACGATCCGCTGGGTCGCAAGCCCTACTACCTAACAAGCTATGAGAACTTGCCCGGTTCCGTAGACGGTAAAGGTGTTACTGATCTGTGCCGCGATGCACAGTCAATGGTAAACGCCGCTGGCCGTTCACTAGCTAACAACATGGGCATCAGCTCAGGCCCTCAAGTTGGTGTAAACATCAGTCGACTACCAGCTGGTGAAGACATTACTGATTTGCACCCTTGGAAGATTTGGCAGTTCCAAGCTTCTGAAGTTAACGACGGTTCCCCACCGCTTACATTCTTCCAGCCGAACAGCAACGCTAGCGAGCTAATGAGCGTGTTTGAGAAGTTCTCTTCTCGTGCCGATGAAGACACGATGATTCCACGTTACATGACCGGCGAGCATACTCCCGGCGCCGGGCGCACATCTTCTGGCTTGTCCATGTTGATTAGTAACGCCGGTAAGGGTATCAAGCAGGTTATTAGCAACATCGACCAAAACGTCATAATGCCAGCTATTGAGCGGCTTTATCAAGACAACCTTCGCTATAGCGACGACCCCGATTTGGTCGGCGACGTTAATATTGTGGCTAAAGGCGCTAGCAGCTTGGTTATTAAAGAAGCTGAAGCAGTTCGCCGCAACGAGTTCTTGCAGATTGTGCTTAACAGCCCCGTGGCCCAGCAGATCGTTGGCATGGACGGCGCAGCCGAGCTACTACGCGATCAGGCAAAACACTTGAGCGGCAATATTGCGCGCATTGTCCCAGACCGCCAGCAGCTTAGCGTGATGCAGCAGCAACAGCAAACAATAGCCGAATTGCAGCAGCAGCTACAAATGATTATGGGCGCAGCCCAAGGCCAGCCCGGTGCTGAAGGTCAGCCCGGAATGACACAGGGCCCGGCGCCAGCAAACGTTCTCCCTGATGGTAGCCAAGTTGGCGGCCGAGAAAGTAACATGATGTCACCACGCCCTAATGGCGTTTGACGTGTAGAATAGCAAGTGGTATAAACCCTATATATGAATATTTTCATAGGCCAAAAGCCAGACCGGCAGCAGATGCAACCGCTTTATCGGTGCAAGCTGCCAGAAAACGAAGCGTTGCTTGACCTATTTCGCACACGACTGGAAGAAGTTAAGTCTTCGCTAGTAGTTGCGGAAGACCACGTCCGCATCCATCGTCTTCAAGGTCGAGCCGAAGCCTTATCAGATTTTCTCGAAGCGGTTGAAAAGTCGCCCGAGATTCTGGCGCGGTTAGGGAACTAATCGTATTTTTGTAGTCCTAGCAAACCATTATGTAGACAGCAGACCGGAGTAGGAGCTGAAAGCAGAGTTGGAGCTTTTAGGAGAATTAGATGGCATTGCCAAAGCAAGTTGAAGACCAGTTGAAGGAACTGGAGAAGATTGAAAAGCAGCTAGAAGCTGAACATGGTCGCGGTAAGGAACCAGAGTCCGAGTCCGACACGGAAGAAGCGATAGCAGAGCAGACAACTGAAACAGAACCTGAGCAGGATACACAACCTGTAGAAACAAAGCCTGAACCGGCTGAACCCGAAGTAGCAGAAGAGACATGGCAGCAGAAGTACCGAACCTTAAAGGGTATGTACGACGCCGAAGTGCCTCGCCTACACTCCGATCTTCGCGACCTCAAAACGCAAGTTGAAAAACTTCAGCGTGTTGAGCCACCGAAAGAAGAGAAGAAGCCTGCGAAACGTGAACCGCTGGTAACGGATGCGGATGTTGAAGCATTCGGCTCGGATTTAATCGAAGTCCAGCGCAAAGTTGCACGCGAAGTGGCAGCAGAGTTTCGTGATGAGTTAGACACTATTAAGGCCGAGAACGCCCAGTTGCGAGAGCAACTGACAAGTACCGGCAACCAAGTGTCCGAAGCATCGTTTGAACAACGGTTGCACCGTTTAGTTCCTGATTTTCAGGATATTAACGTCGATCCTAATTGGATCGCATGGCTGAACGAAGTTGATCCGTTGTTACGAGCAGCACGAATGTCTGTCGCACAAGATGCGTTTAACCGAGGCGACGCGGAAGGTGTTGCACACTACGTAGGCATGTTTAAACAAACACTAGCCCCCGTGGAGCAGCCCGACAACGGTAAAAATTCTAAAGCCGAAGAACTTGAACGCCAAATCCAGCCAAAGCGAGCATCTACCAGTGCTACCGCTACCGAACAACGCGGACGTGTTTACACGAACGCAGACGTCCAACGGATGTTTAAAAAAGCGGCGGATCTAGGTGGTGCAGGCAAGCTCGACGAGGCAAGGAAACTTGAAGCTGAAATTGACAAAGCTTATATGGAAAACCGTGTTACAGCGTAATTTATCCGTAGCAGCCGAGTCAAAAACCAAACTGTTTTTAACTTTTAGGAGGCCATAATGGCTGCTGTATATCCCGTCACTGGGGCCGGTGCATTTGACACCACCCCCTCGTACTCCGGTGCGTTTATCCCCACGTTGTGGTCAGGCAAGTTGCTGGCCAAGTTCTACCAGAACACAATGTTGTCAGAAGTCACTAACACTGACTACGAAGGCGAGTTGAAGAACCAAGGCGACACCGTTCGCATCCGCTTGGCACCTTCAATCAGCATCTCTGACTACACTGTTGGCCAGAGCTTAGCTTACGAAGTTCCTACCCCTAGCTTCCAAGACATGCAAGTGAACAAGGGTAAGTACTTTGGCGTGCAAGTCAACGACGTTTTGGCTTACCAGTCAGATATGTCTTTGATGAACATGTTTACCGAAGACGCTGCCAAGCAGTTGAAAATTGCCATCGAAAACGAAGTGTTTTTCAATAGCTTTGTGACCGAAGGCCCCGCTGCTGCTAACGAAGGCGCTACCGCTGGTGCTATTTCTGCTGCCTACAACTTGGGCACGGATACCGCTCCTATCGACCAAGCTACCCCTGAAAACGTGTTGAAGGCTATCCTCCGCATGTCTACAGCCTTGGACGAGCAGAACGTTCCTGAAGATGGCCGTTACTTGATTATCACCCCCTTTGACCGTCACCTGTTGATGCAATCAAGCATCGCTCAGGCGTACTTCTCTGGCGATAACTCAAGCACTGTTCGCACCGGCAAGATCGGTATGCTAGACCGCTTCAGCGTCTACGTGTCTAACCTGTTGCCAAAGGGTGCAGCAGCTAAGGCATTGGTTGCTGGTCTGTCTGCCACTTCTGGCGGCGCGTCTTTGACAGACGCTAAAGCACGTCGTACG